ACACCTCCCGCCGCGCCTTTCTGAGAGGTAGGGATAAAGGACAGACTCGGAAGCTGACTCTCTTTCAGCTTGCCGGACTCGTCGAGGTCCGCCTTGTCCTTGAGTGCGGCATCGATTTTATCCGCGTTCTCATTGAGGTCCGCGATGTCCGCGAAGTCTTCCGGAGCCGGCTTTTTCAGTTTGTAGTTGTCTGTGTAGGTAGCCATTAAGCAAGTACCTCCTCTTTCAAATCTTTCCACGTGAGCGGCTTGACCTCGCTCCATTTATAGGGCTTGACCTTAGCCCACGTGTTATAAAGAAGCTCTACCGTAAAGACCATGTTGTACGGCAGAATGCGCTCAAGCGTCTCGAAGATAATCGTTTCCTGCTTCTTAACGCCGAGCGCGACTTTCACATTGACGGTAAAGGTCGCCGTCGTGATAGTCAAAATATAGCCTCCCGCTCCGCAGAGAGACTCAAGCAGAGCGGCGAGGCTTTTCCTTGTGTAGGGAATATTTTCGTTGTACCGGCTGAGCAGCCGGAGCTTGCGGTCGTCAAGAGTATCGGTCGCGAAGGGCGTGATACCCAGCATTTTCTCCCGGCGGGCTACGCCGTTCTCGGTAGCCTCAGAGATAAACTGGTCGTTCATGCAATCCTCGCAGGCGTCCCAGATAGCTTGTACCTCCGGGGTCTCCGCTTCCATGATTGCCCGCATTTCCCGCACGTCTTTCAGCACGTCTGGAAGATACTCTTTGAGGTCGATGGTTCTGATGTTGTTGAAATTACGCATTTGTGAACGACCCCCTCACCGCAACTGCGTCCTTATCGAGCGTGAGATTTCCCGTCTGGCCGTTCAGAGTCGTGCCGGAAATATCGACGATACCGGCGAGCGCGAGGAGTCTCGACTCGATTTGCGATACACGGACAATCAGCCCTGCCTCTTTACTCCACGTCGAATTGAGCTCGAGATAGTAGGCGTCAAGAGCGCTCTGAATGTACGGGAGGCACTCGGTCAAGTTCCAGCCGGAGGCGAAAGTCAGGGTCGTAGAGATATTGACCGTAGTACCTGCTGCGCCGACGACCGTAACCTCATGGTCAATAGGGGCAAGACCGATACCGTCGCCGCTGTTCTGTGTCGGGTCGATGGTCGTCTGCACGGTATTGATAAGGGTATCGGAAGGCGGTTGGTAGTCGCTTCCCGTAATAACGAGCTTGACCGTTCCGGGGCCTTTCCACGCACGGTAGGGCTTGCACCCGCCGACGCCCGGCAGTGCCTCGGTGACTTCGATATACTGCCCGCGGTTGAAGCCGTAGGACTGATTCTCAAAGCTGTTGAGGTAGCGCAGTCTCAGGGTCTCGGTCGCTTCTTCGTCTTCGCCGTTGATAACGATACTTGTCAGCTCCGCGGTCGCAAGCCCCTCGATATACTCGATAGGGATGAGCTGGCCGGTGTAGCCGTTCGGGTCCGCGCCGGCGGTCTCGCAGGTAAGGTAATACTTAAGAGACTCGATTTTCTCGGTCACGACCCAGTTGTATTTATCGCAGGAGAAGCGCGTGCCGATAGGAATGTCCATACTGAACTCGCCGATACCCACGGCGCAGGTTGCCGGCAGAGGCGTGATACCGCGCTCAGTGCAGCGCATGATAAGGTAGTCTCTGCTCGCGGTGTCGGCGAAGGTTTCGTTGAGTACGGTATCGAGCGCCACATAAATCATGGCGCTCTCAAGGGAGTTCGGCGCAAGCGCATCGAAAATAATCGAGCCCTCGCGCTTATCAAGGCTCGACGCTACGCGGGCGAGCTTCTCTTGAAGAATCGCCTCATAGGTTTTATCCTCATACATCGGTTTCCACCTCCAAATCGCCGAAAATGCTATGCACGGTAAAGGTGACGTGCACGGTCTTCTTTCCGGTCTCAAACTCGAAGCCGTCTACTGCGGTAATTCGGTCGTCCTGCAGTAGAGCCTCTGTAATGCAACGCTTAATCTCTGGAAGCGCGTACTCTTTCGGCTGGCCGATAAGCTCGACAAGCTCAACGCCGTAGTTCCACGAGTAAATGAGATAGGCGTATCGCTCCGTGCTGAGAATCAGGTAAATAGCCTGCCTCAGCGACTCGAGCTCGTCTACCATGCCGCGAATGCGCCCATGCTCAATATCCAGAGCGTAAGTAAGACTCGGCTGAGTCTCGACCTCAAGCGTCAGGAGGTCATTGTCTACTTTTGGTATCATGTAGGCGCCTCCACTCTGTCTATGATAATAAACTTCTGCCCGCCGTCGGTACGGAGAAGTAGCACTTGCTCGCCGGCTTTCAGCCCGAGGTGGACCTTAAAAGCCTTCTTGCCCTTATAGGCATGTTTGTGGCTCGCAAATGAAGCGTCTCCGCTTCCGCCCGCGGTGTTTTCGGTCTGATGGTCTACCGTCATGTAGACGGTATAGTCCCGGACCGCGTTCGTCAGGATAAGCTGCGCTGCGGTGAGCTCGAGCTTTTGGTCGACCTGCACCTTGAGCGGCGATACGCTCGTCACCTTGCCGAGAACGAAGGCGAAGGGCTTAGCAGCATTGACCGCCTCCAGCGCGGCGCGTTTTACGTTTTCTAAAAAGCCGTTCATATCAAGTGACAAATGTACCACCTCGCAATTTCAGGTCCATCAGGTGTTGCTCTTGCTTGAATTTGTGCGTCACCGATTCGACCAGTAGGTAGCTCTGGACGTTGATGTCTCCGAGCCCCAGCTTAACAATAACGGACGAGCCCGCCCGGACTCTCGTGTCGCCGAGCGCGTCGGAGATAGAGAGCGAGCGGGTCTTTGTGTTGTAGAGTTTCAAGAGAGCCTCTGCCTTTGCCGCGCCGCTTGCGGAGAGCTCGACGGTATCAGTGTACTGCAGAAGACCCCACTTGTTGATATTCGAGCTGTCTTTCGCAATGAAGATTTCGCGCTTGCCCGAATCCTTGTTCTCAAAGGTAATCTTGATTTGGTTGTAGGTCTGCTTGTCGATGGTGCTCGAGTAGGAGTACTCGCCGATGGTGTCGGCGTCGATAAGCAGATTCAGCTTCATGCTCTCGATGTCCTGCAGCGTCAGCTTGCCGACTTTATCGTAGAGCACATAGAGCTTAGTTTTCGCCCGAAGCGTCTCATCAAGCGCATTCTGGGCGATGTCAAAGAGCGTAGCGTTGTCCTCGGTCCTCGAGCCGATAACATACCCCGTGTCCTCAAGAGTTCCCACGCTGAGACCGAAGTCCTCAGCTATCATCTTGATAACGTCGCTCGCTTTCTTGTTCGAGTAGACATAGGTGTCCTTATTCTTGAAGTAGCGGAGCTGGTCATAGGCGGTAACCTCGATAACGTTTGGTGTGCGGCCCGAGCGGCTCTTTGTAAAGACAAAGCCGTAAAACATGTCCGTCCCATCGACGGACAGCTTTACGGCGTCTCCTTCCTGAAAAGACAAGACGGAATCCTTTACCACGGAAAACTTGAGCTTTCCGGGAGAGCCTTTGCGGTCCCACGAAAGGCTGATACCTTCCTCAACGATGGGGTAGAGAATCGTGCCGCCGCTCTGAATGATTAAATCTACTTTACTCATGGAATCGTCAACACCTGCCCCGGGTAAATAAGGTTAGGATTCTTTATCTTGCCCTTATTCGCATTATAGATTTTTGTGTACTGCGCTCCGTTGCCGTAATACTTCTTCGCAATGTTCCAGAGGCAATCGCCCTTCTTTACGGTATAGGATTTCGTCTTAGGCTTGCTCGAAGTCTCGCGCTTTTTCTCCTCCTTAATAGTCGGCTTGCGCGCAGCTGCCGCTGGTTTCGTAACCGTGACGGTCTTCGTCGCATAGTCGATATACTGCTTGAGTGTTACCGAAACGGTCACGTCAGGGCCTTTTGTGGCGTCTTCTGTGATGTTGTAGCTCTCAAGACTTACTTTCATATTCGTGTCGAACAGAAGTCTCCCAGAGGGCGACACACGGCTCACGATGAAGCGGAACGGAGTCTTGCTTGTCATGTAGTTCTCGAAAACACTGAGGTAGTAGTCAGGCCTGCGAAAGGAGTCCGCAAAAGAGTACTGCCCCAGCATAGGGAGAACAACGTCAAAGCTGATTTCGGTTAAGCTGGGAGAGCGCAGGAAGTTTATATCGCCCTCATTGACAAGGGTAAGCGTTTTGTTGTTCCCCTTGATTTTGGTCGTCAGCTTCTGCGGCGTAACCGGTAGAAGCAGACTCCCGAAGTAAAAGCTATACATTATTCATGCACCCCCTCAGCAGCGACCTCGAGCGCTTCCGCAAAGCCCTCGGTCAGAGTATTCAGCACGCCGTCAAGGTCCATATCGGAGTCAATGCGGTTAGTCATGCCGGTCATATCGATTTTGACCTCAGCGGTCGTGAAGCGGTTGATTGCTTCCTGCTCCGCAAGGTCTCTCATATACTTCAGGTCCTCAGTCGTTTCCTTCAAGGACGCGGCCGCGCTTCCCGCGCTGTCGTTAATGCCGGCGGTGTCTGCGCCGATACTGTCGAGAGCGGTCTGCTCTGCGGAACTGTCCGCCGCGGCGTCAGCCTTTGCCTGAGCGTAAGCAGCCTGCAAAGCGTCGACAGAAGAATTGAGCTCGGCTTTCAGAGAGTCGATATGCGCGTCTCTTCCGGCCTTTGCACTGGCGAGCTCGCTCTCATACGCAGCAAGGTCTGTCGCACGAGCGGACTTTGCAGCCTCGTTTTCTGCGGCCGCAGTCGTTGCAAAGGTCACATGTTCAATGGCGTCGATACTCACGCCGGGGATTTTATTCAGCACCCCGATGAACTTATTGATAATATCGATAGCGCCGTTAATCATGTTTTGGAGAATCGTCAGTACAGAGACCTTCATATCCCCCATGAAGTTCGCGATTGCGACGCCGGCTTTCTGCCAGCAGAGCTTGAGCTTGTCTACGAGGTCAATGACCCAGTAGACGCCGGTAAAGAATGCGAGCTTGACCGCGTTCCAGCCCACGATAAGTGCGAGTTTGCAAATCTCCCACGCATTTTTAACGCCGCCGATAGATTGAATCCACCGATACATCGCCGCAACAAGTACGCCGATGATAATGGCAATCCAGAGAATCGGATTCGAGAGGAGCGAAACAATAAGGGCCTGATTTGCCGCTACCGCCAGCCACTGGGCAGCAGCGTGGACGACCCATGCAACGGCGAGAATGCCGACCGTAGTAGCCAGCCCCACGAGTACCGCGCTGACCATATCTGCATTCTCTGTGAGGAAGGCGACGATATTATTCAGCCACGAGACGATGGTCGTAAGGACCGGCAGAAGCTGCTCAGCCATAACGCCGGTAAATTCGAGCCAGCTCTCGGAGAGAAGCCGGGTCTGGTTGGCATAGCTGTCCTGCGTGCGGGCAAAGTCGCCTTGTGCATCGGCGGTCGTGCTCATAAGGTAATTGTACCGGAGCATGACCTGCTCGGCCTGAGACATTTCGTTGTAGGCCGTCGTGATACCCTGCGAGAGTGCGTAAGCCTCAAGGTTAGCGACCGACATGTTAATGCCGAGTTGCTTCAAGGGCTCTGTCTCGCCGGAGATACCGGAACGGATTTTCTCGAAGGCGGTCTCAAGGTCAAGGTTGTAGAACGACGCCATGTCGCCGGCGAGGCCGACCATATCTTTCGACATATCTACGATGGCGTCACCTGCAAGACCGGAAGACTTGAGCATGGCGCCGATAGTGCCGGCGTACCGCTTTGCGCTTACTTCGTTCATACCGTAGGCAGCAAGACATTCTTTCGACCACGAGTTGATAGCCTCCGTAGCGCTTCCGAAAGTAACGTCGACGACGTTCTGGACTTCGGCAAGGTCGGAGGCATAGTCAATTCCGGTCTTGATAGTATCAAGCGCCTTGCGGGCAATCATCACAAGCCCGATAGCTTTCGCAAGGCGGCTGAAGGCGTCGGTCGATTTATTCGTGTGGTCTTCCAACTGGTCCAGCGCGGCGCTCGCTCTCGCGAGCTCTTCGCGGGCCTCTTGAATGGAGGCGGTGTCGATAGCCCGTCCGGACGCGTCCTGCATAGCCTCAAAGCTATTAAGCACGATATTCATCGCCTTATTGATACTCTTGAGCGGGCCGGTCATGCCGTCCGTAAGTACGAGCTGCGACTTGATAAGGGCCATAGGCCTCCTCCTTTCCGGGAATAGGCACCGAGGCTTGACCCGGCTTTACCTCAGTGCTTTTTCCCGTGTTTTGCTTTGGCAGCTTCTTTCTTCTCCTGCTCGACCTTTATATCGATAGCAGCGATAATGAACGCCTGTGTATAAGGGTCCATGTCAAGGAAGACATTTGGCGGCCACTTGAACTTGTGGAGACAGTAATAGACGTAGTTCGCCTCCGGGTCGTCTCCGAGTATTAGTTTTTTGCCTCTTCCACCATTTCGTCGCCGGACTGGAAGCCGTTGACCTGCAGGACCTTAGTGGAGTAGTCCTCAAACTCGGCGGGAGTCAGCATAGTGGTGATAAGCTGCTCCGCGCCCATAACGCCATAGCTCTGCTGCAGCTCGGCGTCGTTCAGATTCGGAAACACCGTGCAGCGGACTGCTACCTTCGCGAGGTAGGCGTTCGCGTCGAAGTCCTGCGTAAACTGACCCTTGCAGCCGGGTACCGGGCCGGTACGCATGCA